CATCAGGGCTTGCCGCTCGCGGATTTGTCCATGATTATCGGGGGTTGAATCAGCCAACACCATTAGTTCGTCGGGGCAAGTTCATGGCGCGCAAAGCAAGTCCGATCGCTCCACAGGTCCTGGCGGTGATCGAGGACACACGCGCCGATCGCGATCCGACTGCCCTTGCTGTTCGGTGTGGTGATGATGGCAATTTCAGTCGCCAGTCACGGGATCGGAGTATCAAGTCCCGAACATGGCGCTTCGACTAAGAATTGTAGTATAATTTAGCGTTTCCGGAGAATTAGATGGTACGGGCCCCGGCCAAGACCTGCCCCAATCTTTCTCGGCTATTCGAAGACTCTGAGCCGAATCTTCTGGCGGCTTTCTCGAAGGCAAGGCTTTCGAGAGGCTGAGCTGGCTCAAAACCTACAGGTTCGACCCGAATGATCCGGATGGACAGTCGGCTGCCAGCAACATGCTGCGCCAGGAAAAGAAGGACCGGCTGAGCCCGCTCGAAGCCGAAGCAGCCCGGATCGTCACCATCGCGAGCGACCGCGGCGAGTACGTCCTTGAAGGTCTCGCGAAGACCAAGCTCGATCCCGAGCGCGCCAAGGAACTTCTGAACCAGCGGGACAAGCTCGCGAGAAGTCTCTGGGCCTTCGCCAACGAACACGGCCTGTTCGAAGCCGCCGAGAACAGCCTGCACCTGCGTCTGTACCGGCGCTATGACAAGCACTACCAGACGTTCATGGCCGAGCCGTCGGTCGACGGGGGACCGGACGCCGGCAGCGCATTGCTCGAACAGCTTCTCGCCGACCTCAACGAGCAGCTCGATCGCGGCGATGGCTACAGCATCGACAAGTTCGATATCCCCGAGGATGGCGACGAGCCCGCCGCAGAGATGTACCTGCTGTATCATCCCGATCCTCCCACGAGCGTTCGGGAGATCGACGACGACGGCAATCGGTCACGTCGCTATTTCCGCCCGCCCGGAGAGGCGATGATCGTCTACACACCGTCGACCGGACGGGTCCATGTCCGTGCCGGCAATAGAAGGCTGCGGCACACCATAGCGGAACTCTTCATCGAGACGGCTCTCGATCAGATTTATTCCAGTCAGCCCGTCGACTTCCAAGCCTACGACATTTCTCAGTTCCTGAAGGGGTTCGATCTGGAGCCGCCGGAACTCGACGATGTGGTGATCCTCCGCGCGCAAGTGATCCGTGCAGACATCAGCATCGGCAATCTCGCCAATCGCCTTTCGCTTTCCACCACGATCGATCAGGACATCTCCGAGATCATCGATAGCCAACCGGGCCTCCCGAAGATTTTTGAGCGAGCGGTCGCGATCCGCTTCGTCGAGATCGCGGTGCGGTATCGCCGTGCAGGACGGGACGAGACGCAAACCCTCGACTTCACGCTCACCGACCGCAACACAAGCAGCCTTCTCAGCCTCGACGACTCCTTCGAACGGGTTCTGGGTCATCGCCTGCTTCGACACTGGAACATCTTGCGCGACGGGCGTACGCCGAGCGAAGCAGAGAGCATGGCGGTCATACCCGCCCTGCTGGCCATCTGGGATATCGGGGAAGACCGCGTTAGCGGCGCCTGGCTCATGGATCGCGGTGTCGATCCAGGCACCCTGACGGAGTTGGGATTTCTCGTGCCTGCCGGCTGGGAAGGCGACGACCTGATCGACGATGAAGACGAAGTGGGCCCGGTCGCCGCCGAGGTGATTGTCCGGGTCGAAAAGGGAGATGCGGAGAAGGGAGACCATAAGGTGGCCGACATCAAGGTCACCGAAGGACAGGCGACGCCCGGCGGCAGTCCGGATCGCTACAGGATCTATCGGGTGCGCGACGGCTGGGTCGCGCAACACCTGCAGACACGCCTCGGTCAGGCGCTTGATGCGCCGGCCATCGAGAACCTGACCGACCATCTCCTCTACCTCGGGACGCTTATGGTCGATGGCGGAAATGTTCCGATCTACCTTGCGCGTGGACTCGATCGGGAGAAGGTCCGGTCCGCTGTCGATACGGAGCTTCGGGCGCGCCACAACCTCGGCATCGGACTGGTCCTGCAGGCCGGGAACGCTCCTGGCCCATGCCTCGCGGCCAACGTTCTGACGCCGCTCGCCGATCAGATCGACAACGACCAGTCCGAAATCGCGTTGGTCGCAGATAGGCTCCGGTCGGTGTTCAGGCGGCACCGGATATTGGCCCGTGGTGGCCAGGCTGTCGAACTCACCCGTAACGGGGAGAACATGGCGACCCTTTTCATTCCAGGGAAAGGCAGCATCGATATCAAGGGTGAGAATCGCATCGCGATCATTCAGCGGCTGGTCGATGCCCACAACAATGGCCCAATACCAATGGCGACCGGAGATCTTGTGAGGGACATCGCCGAAGACCAATCCCTGTCGAACATCTTCAAGCAGCCGCTGTGGGACAAGCTTAAGGCCAACTTCTTGAGGAGTCTGGGTCCGAAAGGGCCGTGGGAGATCGCTGTCTGACCGGCGGCTCCGATCCGGCTCCGATTGTGGGGTCTGACTAGCTCCGATTCCCTAGGCCAATGGGAGTGCTCCATCGAACAGAGGAGCATGCCGATGCCGACTCCCTTCCCCTCGCGCCAGGCAGCCACGTCGAGCTGGACCGGCGCCGCGAACACCAAGTCCACCACCTCGAACGCGGACTGGCGCTGCACATCCTGCGGCAAGCTGCTCGGCGTTTGCCGTGACGGCCAGATGCACCTGCGTTTCGCGCGGGGGCACGAATACTTCGTGGGCTTTCCGGTCGTGGCGACCTGCCGCGGCTGCGGGACGCTGAACCAAGCGACCGCCCCGGTGCGCTGAAGCGCATCCACCCAACCTCCTGAAATCGCAGAGACGCGCGACGTCCTGACCTGGCCACAAGAAGGCGCCGGACGCCTGGCCGCAAGGCAGGCGTCCCATGTCTTTCGCGTGGCACGAGATCCGCGACCACCTCATGCAATCCTCTTCCACCCTCAGCTTCCAGCGCAGCTTCAATGCGATCCGGCGCACCACGAATCCTCTCGCGCCATTCCAAGATCCAGCGGCCGTCTTGGATGCGCTGCACCGCCAATCCGGCGACCCGGATGACAAGAACCGGATCCTCGCGGCGCTGGTTCGCGTCGCACAGTCCGGCCGCCCCATGGCGGACTGCGCGCTGATCTTGATGCTGTTGGCGCTTTGGCCCGGGCTGGACGCCATCCGCCGCCGGTCGATCTGGCGCAGGATCGGCCCCGTCGACGAGATCGTATCCGACATCCTCGCCCGCACCATCGAGTCTATCCGTAGCCTCGATTTGCAGCGGGTCAACAGAATCGCAGCCACCGTCCTCGGAAACGTCGAGCGCGACATGATCCGTGCCCGCCAGCGCGAGGTCGATCGCCAGAGCGTTATCAGCGACACCGATCCCGACGAAGTCGCTGGCTTTCACGACGCGCACGATCCGGTGCTCGCCCATGTCCGGCTGCATGGGGACATCCGGCGACTGATCGGCGGCGATGCAACGCTCGTGATCCGCGTGGCCGTCGAGGGGTTTTCGCAAGCCGAGGTCGCCATCGATCTCGGCCTGTCCGAGCCCGCGGCCCGCAAGCGCTACCAGCGCGCCACGCGGAAGCTCCGCGACGCCTTTCAGGAAATCGCCTGAGCCGATGTCCCGATCCGGCCCAGCCGATGGCTTTTCCCATTCGAGCGCCATCGAGCGCCCCACTCCAACCGAAAGCCGAGAAACATGAACCGCACTGCCGACTTGTCGCTCGAGGATTTCAAGCGGCTCCGGGGCTCTACCGGCGCTGGGAACTGACGGAGGTCTGCGAGCCCAACCGCAACTACCAGATCGAGGATGCCGGCACCCACGCCGACGGGACGCCGCTGCTGGCGATCTACGTCCGCGACGCCGCTCCTGACGCCCGGGAGGCCGCGTGATGTTCTTCCTCACCCGCCTCATCTCGCGGAAAGATGAAATGCTCGATCAGCCGGACGACCTCACGCGTCTCCGCAAGGCGCATTACATCCTCGGAGACCTCCCCGAGACCATTACTTTCCCGCACCAACCCGGGCGTGACACCGGTGGGTCGATGCCGGTCGCAGAGGCGACCATCGACGACATCGCTTTCGCGATCATCGCAGCGGAGCAGGAAAGCTCGGCCGCCTACGGCCGCGTTTCAGCTCTCCAGCGCCTCTACAAGCTCGCCCGCAAGGCGGGCGGCATTGGGACCGACCGCGCCGTTGTCGCGGCCCTCAAGCGGGAGGGCCGGTAATGGCCCTCCCGATCATCAGCGCGGACGAACGCCTCGCGCAGCGCAAGGGCATCAAAGGCTGCATCTTCGGCCGGTCGGGCATCGGCAAGACGAGCCTCCTTTGGACGCTGAACGCCACGACCACACTCTTCATGGATCTTGAGGCCGGTGATCTGGCGGTTGAGGGCTGGAACGGCGACACGCTGCGGCCTCGCACCTGGAAGGAGTGCCGCGATTTCGCGGTGTTCATCGGCGGGCCGAACCCGGCGCTGCGTGACGACCAGCCCTACAGCCAGGCGCATTTCGACGAGGTCTGCAGCCGCTACGGCGATTCCGCCGTGATCGAGAAGTACGGGACCATTTTCATCGACTCGATCACCGTAGCGGGTCGGCTCTGCTTTCAATGGTGCCGAGGCCAGCCTGAGGCGTTTTCGGACAAGACGGGCAAGCCCGATATCCGTGGTGCCTACGGCTTGCATGGCCGCGAAATGATCGGGTGGTTGACCCACCTGCAGCATGCGCGCGGCAAGCATGTCTGGTTCGTCGGGATCCTCGACGAGAAACTCGACGACTTTAACCGCAAGGTGTTCCAGCCGCAGATCGATGGTTCGAAAACCGGGCTCGAGCTTCCGGGAATCGTCGATCAGGTCATCACCATGGCCGACATCCCGGACCCCGGCGGCCAGCCGCAGCGCGCCTTCATCTGCCAGACGCTGAACCCTTGGGGCTATCCGGCCAAGGACCGCTCGGGCCGCCTCGACATGGTCGAGGCCCCCCATCTCGGCCGCCTGATGGAGAAGATCCAGCGCCCTGCGGGGCCCGCGTCCGAACGCCTGTCCTGGCCGCCGGTGACCACGGCCGAACCCGCCGCCACAAGCGAGCCCGGCAATGGCTGAGCACATCACGCCATCCTCGATGTCCCGATCTGATCGGCGCGATGGCTTTTCCCGTTCGACGCCGCCGCGCGTCTCACCCTCAATCTGAAAGGAGCCGCGCAATGTCCGGACCCTGGAACGACTTCAACTCGGCGCAATCGAACACCAGCGTCATCCCCAAGGGCACGCTCGCCAAGGTGCGCCTGACCCTACGCCCCGGCGGCTTCGACGACCCGTCGCAGGGCTGGACCGGCGGCTGGGCGCGCCGCGCCGCCACCGGCGCCGTCTATCTCGACGTCGAGTACACGGTGCTCGAGGGGCCCTACGCCCGGCGCAAGATCTGGTCGCTGATCGGCCTCTACAGCCCCAAGGGCCCCGACTGGGCGAACATGGGGCGCGGCCTGATCCGCGGCATCCTCAACTCGGCGCGCGGCGTGTCGGACAAGGACAATTCGCCCGAGGCGCAGGCGCGCCGCCGCATCAACGGTTTCGGCGATCTGGACGGCGTCGAGTTCGTTGCCCGCATCGACATCGGCCAGGACACCAACGGCGAGGACAAGAACGAGATCCGGGCCGCGGTCACCCCCGATCACCGCGATTATGCCGCACTGATGGGCACGGTCGCGCCGCAGTTCGCCGCCGCCCCGACCCAGGGGCACGCCCCGCAGCAGACGACGGCCACAGCCCGGCCCAGCCAGCCCGCCGCCGCCGGCGTCGCCGGTCGGCCGAGCTGGGCGCAGTGAGGGGGAAAACGGCCATGCGCCTGCGCCCCCGCCAGAAGACCTTCGTCGAGCGCAGCGTGGCTGCGCTCGCCTCCCGCGGCAACACGCTGGGCGTGGCGCCCACCGGCGCGGGCAAGACCATCATGCTGTCGGCGGTCACCGGCGAGATGATCGGCGACGGCGCCAAGGCCTGCGTGCTGGCGCATCGCGACGAGCTGACGGCGCAGAACCGCGCCAAGTTCCAGCGTGTGGTGCCGGGTGTCTCCACCTCGGTGATCGACGCCACCGAGAAGTCCTGGGGCGGCCAGGTCGCCTTCGCCATGGTGCCGACGCTGGCGCGGGCCTCGAACCTCGCCGACATGCCCCGCCTTGACCTGCTGGTCATCGACGAGGCGCACCATGCCGTCGCCGACAGCTACCGCCGCATCATCGACCGCGTGCGCGAGACCAATCCCGATGCCCGAATCTTCGGGGTCACCGCGACCCCGAACCGCGGCGACAAGAAGGGGCTGCGCGAGGTCTTCGACAATGTCGCTGACCAGGTGCGGCTGGGCGAGTTGATCGCCTCGGGCCACCTCGTGCCGCCGCGCACCTTCGTGATCGACGTCGGCGTGCAGGACGAGCTGCGGTCGGTCCGCAGGACAATGTCGGATTTCGACATGAACGAGGTGGCGGGCATCATGGACCGCGCCCCCGTCACCGACGAGGTCATCCGCCACTGGAAGGACAAGGCTGGCGACCGGCAGACCGTGGTCTTCTGTTCGACGGTGGCTCACGCTGAACACGTCACCGACGCGTTCCGCGCGGCGGGCGTGTCTTCCGCGCTGATCCATGGCGATCTGGCGGCCGAGACCCGCAAGGCGATCCTGGCCAGCTATGCGACGGGTGATATCCGCGTCGTCGTCAACGTCGCCGTGCTGACCGAAGGCTGGGATCACCCGCCCACCTCCTGCGTCGTTCTGCTGCGCCCCAGCTCCTACAAGTCCACCATGATCCAGATGGTCGGGCGGGGCCTGCGCACCGTCGATCCCGAGGAGTACCCCGGCGTCGTCAAGACCGACTGTGTCGTACTCGATTTCGGCACCTCGAGCCTGATCCACGGCACGCTGGAACAGGATGTCGATCTCGACGGCAAGACGGAGACCGGCGAGGCGCCGACGAAGATCTGCCCGGCGTGCGAAGCTGAGATTCCGCTGGCTGCCACCGAATGCCCGCTCTGCGGCGAGGCGTTCCCACGAGAGGACGAAGAGACCGGTGAAGGCGGCGGTGCCGTGCCGCTCTCCGGCTTCATGATGACCGAGATCGACCTGCTGAAGCGGTCCAGCTTCGCGTGGGTTGACCTCTACGGCACCGACGATGCGCTGATGGCCACGGGTTTCGCAGCCTGGGGCGGCATCTTCTGGCTGGATGGCGTCTGGTACGCCGTCGGTGGGGCGAAGGGCGAACGCCCGCATCTGCTGGGCGTCGGCGAGCGCACCGTCTGCCTTGCGCAGGCCGATGACTGGCTGAACACCCATGAGACCGACGAGAGCGCCTTCAAGACCCGCTCCTGGCTGCGCCAGCCGCCGACCGAAAAGCAGCTGCAGTACCTGCCGCCCGAGTGCCGCCATGACTTCGGCCTGACGCGCTACCGCGCATCGGCGCTGATGACCTTCGGCTTCAACAAGCGCTCCATCCGCCAGTTGATCGACACGGCCGCTCCCGAACGGAGGGCAGCATGATCCATGACAGCCTCCACCCCCATCACCGCAGAGGACCGGCGGCGGCTCTGGCATCCGCGTGGAACGCTCTGTGCTGTCTGCCGGCAACCCACCCGTGGTTTTGGCTGGTTCGATCCGCACCGCTCGAAACGGCCCCGGCCATCGGCCTGGTTCTGCTCGATGCCCTGCCAGGCCTTCTGGACGCGCTTGGCGCGGGAGCGCTTCACCATGGTTGACCTCACCGAGCAAGAGAAGGCGGCGATCCGCTCCGCGATCAAACCGGTGGCCGAGATCCTGGAGGAGATCGGCTGGGACACTCGCCTGGTCGATCTTTCAGAGGCGCACGTGCTCACCCTCATCGAGGTCGCCGTCGGCGGCTTTCAGGACGCCATGCACGAGATCGCCGGGGTGCAGACGCCGGAGGTGCCGTTTTGATCAAGCTCTGCACGAAATGCGGCGTCGAGAAAGGCGCCTGCGAGTTCGGCCGCCGCCAGGGTTGCCCCGACGGTCGGCAAAGCTGGTGCCGCGACTGCCGTCGCGAATACCAGCGCGCCTATGCGCAGAACTTCAGGGACTCCGAAAAACATCGGGAGGCGCAGCGCCGCTATCGTCTGCGCCACGCCGAGAAGCTTCGGGCCCACGGGACCGTCAGACGTGCTGTCAAGGCGTGCCGGATCATCGTGCCGGTCTGGTGTCAGCGCTGCGGTTGCGTGACCGATCTCGAAGCGCATCACCACGACTATGCCGAGCCGCTCAACGTCGAATGGCTATGCTCGACCTGCCACGGGCTCGCTCACCGCAGCTACGAGGGTGGCCAGCATGCTGGACTATAACCGCCGCTCCAGTTTCGTCGACCAGGTCAATGCCGTCGTCGATCAGGCGCTGACCGCCGATCAGGCGACGCGACCTCAACGCGATTACCTCGGCGGCTCGCGCTTGGGCCATTCCTGCGAACGCGCCCTGCAGTTCGAGTTCACGGCGACGTCGAAGGACGAGGGCCAGGAGTTCACCGGCCAGTCGCTGCGCATCTTTGCCATTGGCCATGCGCTCGAGGATCTGGCCGCCGCCTGGCTGCGCGGCGCGGGCTTCGACCTCTACACCCGCAAGGGCAATCGGCCCGATGGCGGCCAGTTCGGCTTCTCCGTCGCGGGCGGGCGCATCCGCGGTCATGTCGACGGCATCATCGCCGCCGGGCCCGAGGGCTTCGGTCTCGCCGTTCCCGCGCTGTGGGAATGCAAGACCATGAACGCAAAGAACTGGCGCGCCTGCGTCAAGGACGGCGTGACGAAATCGAAGCCGGTTTATGCCGCGCAAATCGCACTCTACCAAGCCTACATGGAGGGGACCGTCCCCGGCATCTCGGCCGCGCCCGCGCTGTTCACCGCGATCAACAAGGACACGGCCGAGCTTCATCACGAACTCGTCCCCTTCGACGGCGATCTCGCGCAGCGCATGTCGGACCGCGGCGTGCGAATCCTGCAGGCGACGGACGCGGGCGAGCTGCTGCCGCGCATCGCCACCAGCAGCGACCATTTCGAATGCCGGTTCTGCCCGTGGGCGGAGCGGTGCTGGAGGCTCGCGCCGTGACCAGCGACATCCTGCATTTCAACCCGTGGACGGACTTCAACGACGGGCCCGCGGCCGAGCCCTCCTTCGGCTGCGATCCCGATCCCGAACAGATCGCGGTCTTCCTCGACACCGTCTTCAGCTGGTGCGAAGGGCTGATCCCGCTGCGCGGGTTTGTCGACAAGGGTAAGGGCCGCGACGGCAAGCCACACAACATCTGGATCCCCGCCGACGGGACCGCGCCCGAGAAGCTCGCCACCTTCGCGGCATGGGCCAATCGTGAGGGCGCGGCCGTCTATGTCATTCCCGGCACCGTCGCCGAGCAGGGTCAGGCGCGCGCCGCTGATGTTCTGCAGATGCAAGCG